GCTGCGCCAGGCGCGCGTCTTGCGTCTCGCGCGCCACGTCGAGCAAGGTGGCGCTCGCCACTTCGTATTGCCCGCGCTGCGCCGCCAATTCTGCCGCCAGCAAGCGGTAAAGCACATCCGGCGTCAACTCGGACGCGGGGGGTACAGCGCCTTGTCGTTCTGCCCGCGCGGGCGCAGGCGTCTGCGCCACGTCTTGCGCGCACGCGGGCAGTGCCAGGGCAGGCAAAAGCAAACAGACAACAAAGGCAAATCGATTCATGCGCAAACACCGGGGGAGGACAAGGTCGTCCAAGGGAACATGCGTCTGATTATAGGGGGTGCGCTTGAATGGTGTCGCGCGCAAGCCTTCTATCCAGCCCCAAGTTTTTCCCGCAACAAAGCGCTCACCTGCCCCGGGTTGGCCTTGCCGCGGCTCGCTTTCATGACTTGGCCGACCAAGGCGTTAAACGCCTTGTCCTTGCCCGCACGAAATTCGGCCACCGACTTGGGGTTGGCAGCGAGCACCTCATCGACCATAGCTTGCAGGGCGCTCGTGTCGCTGATCTGGGTCAGACCGCGCGCGGCAATCACTGCGTCGGCGTCGGCGGCCTCGTTGCTCGCGGTAAGCAAATGACCGTTCTGATCGACCACCGAGACGTGTTCGACATCCAGCCCCGGCACGCTCGACGACACCAACCACGTGATCGACGCCACTTGATTGGGATTCAACATGCGCCCCGGATAAAGCGTCAACAACACCGAGGCCGTGGGCGCGCGGCGTTCGCGCACAAACAGGGTTTCGCGCGGCAGCGCCAGGTGGACACGCGCTTTTTGCACCGAGTGCAAGGTTTCGATGGAAGTGGCAAGCTCCCCTTCCAGACCGCGCTGGTAGCTCACTTGCTCGTTAAACTGGCTGGCACCAAAGCGCGTATTGTCAAATACTTCAAAGCCCACTTGCCCGGTCTTGGGCAAGCCCTGTTCGGCCAGTTGCAGGCGCGCCATATGCACTTTGTCCGCGGGCACCAGAATGGCCGCACCGTGGTCGGAAAATTGATACGGCACCTGCATCTGCGTGAGCGCCGCCACCACCGCGCCGCCGTCGCGGTCTTCCAGATTGGCGAACAGCACCTTGTAATCGGGGCCGCGCAGCCACAGGGCGGCCACCGCCAGCAAAGCGACGAGCGCAGCCGCGCCCCCCATGAGCACCGGCTTGGGTAGTTGCGTGATGCGCGCGAGCGCAGGAAAGCGGCTCAACCAGTTGCTCTCTTGACTCATGGTTGACCGCACAGAAAAGATTGGAAAGCACACGGATAATGGGCCGTGCGCCGGGCAAATAAGGACATACTGCGTTCCGGGATGAAAAGCAGCGTGCATTTTGGAGGAAAAGCCTTGTTGGAAAAGCTTGGAACTAAGGGGTGTTTTCGCGCGTGTTTGCCGCTAACAATAAATGACCGGTTGACGTAAATCGTAGCGTGAGGCTATCGGGTTAAAATGTCGGCTTTTGTAACAACCGGTGTAGCAGTTTTTGTGCGGCAGTAGCTCAGTTGGATAGAGCACGGGCCTTCTAAGCCTGAGGTCGGGGGTTCGAGACCCTCCTGCCGCGCCATAACCTGTTGATATTAAGCAAGTTTTTCTTTGGTGGATGCTACATAAATTGCTACATTCGTGTGCAACATGTGTACCCATCTTCAACGCCGTGGCGGACGGTATTTTATCCGCCGAGTTATCCCTGCTGACCTGCGCGAGCACTACGGCAAGCGCGAGATCACCAAGGCTCTAGGGACAAGTGACCGCAAGGAAGCTGTGCTGTTATGTCGTCGTGTCGGATTGGAACTCGATGATGATTTCCAGCGGGTACGCGAGCACGGGATTGCTCAAACCACGAATGCCCCTAGGAAGCCCGTAGAGCGCCTGCAAAGCGATATTGAAGCCAAGCAGCTACCTACACAGCACCCACAAACAAAGATTCCGCCAGCGGTCTCTAAAGCAGCCACAGGGGCTGTGACGCTTAGCGACTTGGCGGATAGGTGGGAAGTCGAACGGAAACCGGACTGGCGGTCAGTTGCTGCTGCACAGCGCGCAGTGCGCCGGTTCACGGAGATGGTAGGAAAAATTCTGCCACGGGACATAACCCGAGCACACGCGGTGCTGTTCAAGGACAAGATGCTGGAATCCGGGCAGACTGGCGTGAACACCAACAAGCAGATCGGGATGCTCAACGTGGTCTTGAACTACGGAGTAGCCAATGGGGAGTTGGAATACAACCCGGCCAATGGCATCAAGGTACAAGTCAAGCGCAGCGCCAAGGATGCACGGCACCCCTTTTCGTTACGCGACCTGCAAACGATGTTCGCTACCTTGCCTGCGTACTCTGGGGGATACATCCCAAAGCACATAGGTAAAGACGCAGCCTACTGGATACCCTTGCTTGCCTTGTTCTATGGGGCAAGACGGGAAGAACTGTGTCAGCTTAAGCCCGAGGACATCTACGAAGAAGTCTACGTGGATGAAACCGGGAAGGACAATAAGGCATGGGTTCTAAGAATTACGGATTCAGACGACGGTCAGCAGGTCAAGAACATCGGCAGCGTGCGGCGTGTCCCTGTGCACGATGAGTTGATTGCACGGGGTTTCTTAGAGTTCGTAGAAGCACAACGCGGGAAGCCCCGCCTGTTCTCACAGCTTACGCAGTGGGCGACGGGCGAGGAGGGGGCAGGGTTCGGTAAGTGGTTCAGTCAGGTGTTGCGTAGGGACTGCGGCATTACCGACCCCAAGCTGGTGTTCCACAGCTTCCGGCATTCGTTCAAAGACCACTGCCGGGCGCTGGAAATCTCCGAGGAAGTGTCCGATGCCTTGTCAGGACACGCCAGCGGGAAAGTGTCCAGACGCTATGGAGGTCTGGCGTTCCCGCTGCGGCCTTTGGTTGAGGCGGTTAAGAAGTACAGGGTGCCGGGCTTGGTGTTACCGGACTAAGATCAGAAAACGTGCGTCATCTTGAGTGCGACCCCTGCAACGGCAGCGCCGGAGGCACCAAACAGGACAGCCAACGCCCCCGAAGTATCAAAGCCTAGCAGGCTTGCTACAGACATGCCCACCAAGGCTCCTCCCATAAGTAGGCGCAGAATGGTCAATTTTGGTGTGCGGGTAGTTTTGTTGGTCATGATGCCACCTGTTTTCAATGATTATGCAGAGGCAAGAGGGGTTTCTAAATGCTCCCTTGATTGTACGTCAGATTGTCGCACAGCACTACTCCGCCCACCCCCTCAACGCCGCCTTGTCATCATTGCACATGTCCAGCGCCGTCTGATAGTCCAGCACGGACTGTGCCAGCGCTCCGTTCGTTCTTGACGCTGGCGGCGCTGGTTCCGGGCAGTCAGCGAGTAGCGCTGCCGGGGGTAGCTGGCGCTCGATTACCGTACAAGCTGTCGTAAACAGCGTCAGGCACAGGCATGTCGCGCCAAGCTTGATGCGATTCCAGCGCATGCGTTACCTCCTTCTGGTTCTTGTCGCGGCGCTCGGCGGTAGCCTTGGCGCGGGCAACATAAGTGGCAAGGCTCTTCTCGGTGGCGAGCAGGGTATGCTCAAGTTTGAGCACACGGGCTTGCTCGGCTTTCAGGCTTTGACGCAACGACTGGTTCCACTGGTACAGGAAAGCCCCAAACAAACCCGATAACAGCAACAAGCCCGCCAGCGCCTTAGTGATCAGGCTCATGCAAGTTCTCCTTTTCCTACCGGCGTCATGCACAGGTCGTACTCCGCCTTTCGGCGCTTCTCCAAACCGCGTAGTTTGCGTTTCGGCTTCCCGGCGTACACCCAGCGCAGCAATTCCTTGCACGCGCCCGGTCTGTCGCCCGCGTTCAGTTTCTTAAGCAAGGTAGAACGGGCAAAGGCTCCTGCCCCCACGTTGTACACGAAGTCCGTATAGGCTCCGAGTTCGTTATGATTCAAAGGCACCCTAGAAAGCCTTAGAACGGTCTGTAGCGCGATTTCTGTGTCTTCCCTTGTCAGGGCTTCACATTCCGTGATCGTGGCCGTGTGGCCGATTCTGACGCCTTCTGTGTGCCCTGCGCAAATGGTGGGGATTCCCACGGGGTCAAGGTAGGCCGCTGTGCGCACCCCCTCATAGGTGAGAATCAAGCCCGTTGCCAAGGACGTTGCTGCGACCGCGCCTGCTACCTTCTTGATGACCCCCGGCATTACGGCGTGAATTTCACGCGGCTGCCGCTACCTCCGATGGCTTTGTCCGCCGCATTGGCGCACGCCACGAAGAAGGTGCGCAAGGCTTCCGCCGCTGCCGGTGAAGTCGAGCCATTGCTGGCGGCGACCTCTACGTGGGAAATTGCCTGTGCTGCGTCCATGCGCAGTTGAAACCCACGCACCACGTCGCGCAGATCAGGCAGGGTTACATAGTCCATAGTTACCTCTTGTATTTGTTCATGATTGACCCCCGCTTGGGGGCAGACAATAGCGGGCGACCCAAGGGATTCTTGCGCCACGCCTCGAAATCGCGCTCGCGCTGCCGCTCGATGACGGCTTCTTGGTCGATGCCGATTAGACGCACCCAATAGCGCACAGCGCCTGCCAAGGCATCCAGCCGGTCGTCGTGGGTGAGCGATTGCTTGTCGCGGGTAATGAAAGCCATCTGGTGCAACAGCGAGTAGGTATTGCGCTTTTCCAAGGGGTAGCCCGCGATGGACGCGGCTTCTTTGCGGGCAATGTCATCGTTGAAAATCAAGGCACCGCGTGCCATCACAGGTTCCAAGGTATCGATGATGCGTAGCTCTTTCTGGCCGCTTTCGTAGACTTCCTCCAAGGCGCAACCGCCGCTATTCACGTCGGCGTATTCCCCCCGCAGGATGGGTAGCCACGTGTGCAGGTAAGCCCCAAAACCAAAGTTCTTCTCGATGATGATGCGGTTGACCTGCCACTGCTTGGCAACCCCGGCCAGCTTCTTGAACGATTCCACGGAGTAACCTCCGGGAACACCGCCCACGTCCAGCACCCAGACATTGCCGTTGAGGAACCCCACCACGGCATAGCCCGTCTCGTCGCCGTTCTTGCCACCGCCTGCCGGGTCAACGTGCATGACAATGCCTTGTAGCTTGGCTCGCTCCTCCGAGATGGAAGAAGGTACTGCAAGCGTGTACGTCGCCCCGTTGACCTCATAGGCGATGGTTTCTTGGGCAAGCAAGCCCGGTTGAATTGTCATGGGGAACATGTCGCCTGTTACCCGCACGCTTTGTAGCTTGATCAGGCGCAAGGGATAGCGATCAGCATCGGCCAGCTTCGTGTTCAGCATGTGCTGTAACTGGAAGTAGCTCGGCCCTTGATCGATTTCCTTCTTGCACAAGAACTCCTCGGTGCCAGCGGGTAGCGCAGGGTCAAGGGGTGCGCCCTGATCGGCCAGTGGCCCATGCCGGGGTTCCCCCAACTCTGGGGAAGCCGCCAGATCACGCAGAATCATGGGGGCGAGTAGCCCGCCGTAGTTCTCGACTTGTGCTGGCGTGGGGTAGCGCCCCGTCCAGATACGCACCGTGTAGCCGCGTCCGGGCAGCGTGTTGTAGATCGAGTTGACGGATTGTGGCGTTCCCAGATAGACAATGCGCCCGGTCGAACAGATCGAGGGGAAGTCCCGCGTCAGGTTCAGTAGCGCTTGGCGCTGGTGCTCGGTCTGCGAGTTCTTTTGGGATTCGATGTCGTCCGCAATCAGCAAGTCAGCGCGCTTGCCTTGCAGGTTCCCCGTGACGCCGATGCACGCCACGCTCGGCGACTTGTCCAAGCCTTTGAGGGAATGGTGCACATCAAAGGCTTCCACGGACGTTCTATCGCCCGCGTTGCGGTCTGGACGCAGGCACGCTAGAACCTCCATCGTCATGATGATGCGCACGACCAGGGTTGAAATTTCATTCGCCTGTGTCCCGCCCGCAGACAGAATCAGTATGCGTGATCTGGGGTCGTGAATTAATCGCCAGACGGCAAACGCCGCCGTGATCGTCGTCTTGGCTTGACCGCGCTGTGCTTGAATCATCAAGTAGTGCGGGCCGTGCTCCAAGAACTCGGCCATGTCGCGCTGGACGGCGGTGGTGCCAAAGCCCAATTCGTGCATCACGTCTTCCAAGAATGGGATAAACGTGCGGTACGCGGCTTGCACCAATTCCAGCATTTCCCAACGGACAAGCGCATCTTCTGTGTTCTCGCGCTGTGCCATCAGGCGACCTGCTGCGAAGCTGAATAGGCGATGCTATCCAGTACGTCTTCTACATCGTCTGACGACGGTTGCGAGGTGGAAGGGTGAGGCACCAGGGTCAGCGCCGGGCGCTTCGCCAAGCGCTCATTCAGTTTCTGTTTCAGGTCGCTTAGCGCTTGGTTGTCCTCAATGCTGGCGGTGATATGGTTGTCTTTGAGGAACTTGATCGCCGCGCCTAGATCGGCAGCGGTGGCCTCGCTTTCTTGAATGCGCCGCGTTAGCTCTTCTGCAACAACGCCGTGCAGTCGAGAAAGCGCGGCTTCTGTTGCTTTTGCCATTATTTCCTCCAACGTGCGAACCAGCGGCGCACGCCAGCAACAATCTTGCTTACTGGCTCTATCGTGTGAAGCACCAGATAGACCACGATAAGTAGGTTCACAATGTCAGCGATAGGCACACCTAGAATGGTGAGTGACACGATAGGTACTGCGGGGTCTGCATGTTCAAGCATGATGTTCCTTATGGTTGGGGTTAAAGAGGGTAGGTGATACACTGCACCTTGTTACTCGGAGCACCTTGTATGGCAATTACCTTTGACACCCTCAAGTTTGTTGAAACCTTGGAGCAAGCCGGAGTTGATCGCAAACAGGCAAGCGCCTTCGCCTCCGCCGTCCGAGATTCGCACGATGTCGCCGACGTGGCTACTAAAGGCGACATTGCCTTGGTACACAAGGAGCTAGATTTGATACGCAAAGAAATCGCCCTCGCCCGCCGCGACACCATTATCTGGTTGGGCGGAATGCTGGTCGCCGGTTTTGGTCTGGTGCTGCGGTACGTTGCCTAACTGTTAGTAAGCACTGGCATCACAGGCCACTCAACCTTTGCCGGAAACCCTTCCTGCTGCGGCACGTCCAGCAAGGCTTGGCGGTAGGTGGCGAACTCGGTTTTTTGCTCGTCGGTGTATCCTGCCCAGCGCAGAGGGTTACTGACGATGTTATCCAGCGCCGCTAGCTTCTGATCTCGCTGGGCGCGTGCTTGTTGTTCCGCCACTTCTTGCGGGTCTGGGGGTGGCGCGCCGTCGTAAGGCGCAATGTCGCCAAAGTCCCCGGCGAGCGCTCGCGCATGCAGGCTTCGCCCTAGAGCCTCGCAGTCATCGGCACTGGCGGTAAAGGGAATTTCCCCGTGCGCAGGGTGGGTGATCGTCAGATTAATCAGCGTCTGTTCAAAGTCCGCGTACTTGGGGCTGTGGGCGGGAATGTTGGTGTCGGTCAAAGCTGTCATGCTAGGTTCCTTGTTCGGGGTGGTACACTTCAAAGATCATTCTTGGAGCAGGTTCCATGTCGATTACCTTTGATACGCTTGAATACGTCAACGAGCTCAAAGCGGCAGACGTGTCAGACAAACAAGCCCAAGCGCAAGCTAAAGCCATGCGGCGCGTACTGGATGCCGCAATGGCCGAGCAGGCTAAAGCAGTACAAGCTGCTAGCGAGCGCACCGCCGCTGAACTGGACAGCAAAACGGAGCGCGCCATCTTGAAGCTGGAAATGCGGCTTGAAAGTGAACTCGCCTTGATACGCAAAGAAATCGTGCTCGCCCGCCGCGATACCATCATCTGGTTGGGTGGCATGCTAATTGTCGGCTTCGGTCTAATGCTGCGGTATTTGCCCATGTTGATTGCCAAGTAGTCCGTGGTGGTGTGGTTCAGGCAATGCGCAGAAACAAACCGGCAGACGTGTAGCTAACACCACCAATGACTGGCATCATTGCACGCCACCCGCCGGTGAGGTATATGTTCTGGAATAGGGCGACATGTGCCACATCTGATACTGATACCTGATCGTCGAAGAAATCTTCGAACACATTGAACGGCATGTGCACTACTTTGAGGACACTTCCCGGCACATTCGTATTGGCAGTGATAAGGTCAGGCCAGTCTGGTTCGCCGTTGTTATAGTCTTGGGCATAACACGCCAGCACATAGCTACCCACCGCGTACGCATCGGGGCGTAGCTGACTCACCGTAGCGGCGTCCGTAGCGTCTATACCGGGCGCAACGTTCACAATGCGGCGCTTTAAGGCGCTGTTCCCGACAGATACTGTGTTGATATCATCTGCCAATGAGTAGTAACCTATCGCCGTGCTGTTAATGGCGATAGATTGTGCGTTATGTCCTATCGCTACACTATTCGACTGCTGTGCATTCGCCCCATAGCCCATTGCTATAGCCTTGTCACCACGAGCCTTGGCACTCTCCCCTATGGCTGTGGCATCACTTTTGGTTGCTTCCGCGAATGCGCCTACTGCTGTGGCACCGATCTTTGTCGCTTTTGCTGCATGCCCAACCGCAACGGTTGAATAACCCGTAACCGTTGCGGGGGCTTCATTACCGTTCGCTACCCCATTCGCTTTGAAATAGGGATGTTCTGCGTTCTCGATAGCGCCATTGACAGCATCCAGCGCCGCCGCCGCATCCGCCTGCGCCTGTGTGGCTTTACCATCAATCCCGTTGGCGGTTGCTGCCGCAGCATTGGCGGTACTTGTAGCACTGCCTGCTGCACTGCTTGCGCTGTTCGCAACCAGCACGGCGTTAGCGGCATCCGCCGCAGCATCGCTGGCGGTATCCAGCGCCGTGTTCGCGGTATCCAATGCCAGCACCGACCGGGCGATGGCTTCATTGTTGGTTAAGTTCACCGAATCGAACCTGTCCACCATTTCCGCAGCGGCGAACACCGCTTGCTGCGCCGTCGTATCCAGATTCTTCTCGCTTAGCACCGAACCCTCGTTGTAATCCACAAGGGGTTTGTCTTTCGGGGTATCCCGATAGATCACGATGAACTGATCTGCTGGAATCGGTTCAGACGTTTTGATCTGATTCTGCCCGATGAAGGTCAGGACTTGAGGGTGCGAAGTCGCGGACACAGGGTCATAGCGGTACGCCTTGACGTGCGTCGGGTCTATGTAGCCCCCTGCAAAATTGAACTCCCATAAGGTGGTCGTACCGTCCCCTTGGAAAGTTTGTATGGACTTGCGTTCACCGTCGCCCCCCGCAGAATGCACCCACGGTAAAAGTATGTCGGAAGTCATGTGTCTCCTTATTGTGGTTTGGCGGCACAATGCCGCTAGGGTCTTCTAGCGCACCGATTCGCCAAGCCATTGATTCCACAGATTAATCGGATGTCATCTCGTTCATGAGCCACGACCCCATGAAGGTATTGCCACCCGGCGCGATACGGAACAGGCTACGAACAGACTGCGTGCTGTCTTCGGATTGCCCGGTCAGGAATGCTCCTAACTGATTACCGGTTCCTTGCAGGTTCTGCATCCAGCGCAGGGACGCAATGGGCGCACCCGTCTGATTGAAAGAAGCACCGCCGAATACGATTTCTGCCAACTGCGCACCCTCGGGAAGTATCCCGCTCGCGTTCCACAAGTTCATGATGCCGATGGACATCCGCAAACCCGTGGTGTTGCGCTCGATGTGTTTCTCTTTGTCCTCGGCAGACATCCCGGCAGTGTTCGCTTCCAGTCGTGCGTAGTACAACATCGTTGCCCACGTTGCCCCTAGCACAAAGGACAGCGTGGTATTCTCATCCCCGATGGCAAGATTGCGTGCCGCCTGCTTTTCTGCCGCGATCATGCCGAAGCGGCGGAATTGTCCGACCAAAGACCCTATCGTGCTATCCGTCATCCACATGGGCTGTTCGCCCACCATAGCGCGCTGGAATACTTGGTACGTACCCCGATGAAAAGCGTTCTTGAGCTCGTCGGCGGCTTGCTGGTCGTCCCACATATCCCAATTCAGTCTGCCACCGCGCTCGCGCCCGGCATCGTACCTGTCCAGTTGCGTCTTGATGCGCGCCATGACATCGCGGTCTATCCCCAAGTCCACCATGCGTGCCAAGGACATACCGCCGTTCTTGCCGTTGATCGTGCCTAGCACGTCTTCGGCAAAGACCGGAAGGAAAGCCTTGTGTAGTAGCTTCTGGATGTGGTTCGCGCCACTCAAGTAAGACACGGCTTGCGCTGCCCGCTGGCTTACGCGATTGATCGTGGAACCCTCGCCCACCATCATGCGCCCGGTTGCCGACACATCCGGGGTCAAGCTGGTCAGGCGATAGTCCTGCCCAAGAAGCCCCGGCGCATCGATAGCAAGTTGTTCCAGCAATGCCGTGTTCTTGGCAAACCCTCGCCCGATCACAGACATCATCCCCCGGACACCGACGGCGGAAATGACGTTTGCCGCATCGGCCAACACAGGAAGCCCGAGTTTGCCCATTGTGGCCGCGAAGGTGAAGTTACGCAGTGTCCCAAAGGCTGCCCGTTCGTGGTTGCGTAATTGCCCCAGCCCATAGGCGCGGAAACCAAAATCAACCGCATCCATTTCTGCTTGGGTTGCCTTGTCATGCCGCATGGCTTTCTTGGCCGCTGCCACGTCGGCAATGTCGGTAAAGCCTCTGCGTGCCAGTGCGTTCAACCCTGCCCATCGGTGCGCATTGTGGGTCACTTGACTAATGGCGTTGTAGTCCAAGAAGTCCAAGAGCGCCGCGCCGTTGACTTCACGCAGCAAATCCAACTCCGTGCGTCTACGGTCTTGGCGCTTGTGCGCCAATTGCTCCTTGAATTGCTGGATGACTTCCGGCGTGATCTGTTGCCCGGCGAAGTTCTCGCGCATCAAGTCCCCGGCGATCACCTCGAACTGCAAGTCCGCCCCGTCCACCCGCGAATGCGGGTCGGCCATGATAGTGCTGATCTTGTTGTCCACGACGTGCGCCACCTTCTTTGTCAAGGCTTCACGCAGCGTCATGATTTCATCCGGGGTGACGGGCCCTTTGTCCGGCAGTGCGGTAACGGCAGGGTCTACGAACTTCTCGATGTACTGCTGTACAAGGTTGTCGTAGAAAGCCTTGAAGCGTGTCGGGTCTTCCCGGTACAGCTTGGAGATTTTCTCCGAGTTCCATTGATAGGGGATGTGACCGACGGTGCCACCGCCCTTCACAAACCCGGCCAAGGGGTTCTTTGCGAGCAGACCGTCCTCTACGACCTTCTCATAAAAGGCGTCCATGACATCCGCCGCTTTTTTGATGTGCTCTGGTGCCGTGGATTCGTGCCTGACCCCGGTTTGTACTGCTTGACGGCGTTTCTGGCGTTCCACCTCCACCTCGCGCCACACACGCATCTCGGCTTCTTTGGCTCCTCCCACGTAATACAAGGCACGCTCCTTGGCGGATAAGCCCTGTATCAACGATTCTTTCAGCGTGGGGATTGCCATCCACTTGTAGCCCAACTGCATGCGTTCGTACTCGATGGCGACGGTAGACCGGCGCTTGCCCATCCCGGATGCGGATTCAAACAGCATACCGCCCAGATAGCGCGTTACCTTGGACTTGCTGCGTGCCGTGATTAAACCCGGCGAATCCAGCCACGGCTGTACCTTGTCTGCTCCCGCCTTGGCGCGCACCTCGTCATAGAACTTGCGTAACCGTTCCTGCTGCGCCCGCCCGGCAGGGTCTACGGTTTCGTCAAAGTCCCGCGCCGCCTTGATAATCGCCGCCGTGCGCTCGTCCGTGCGTAGCTTGATGCGATCTGCTTCCGACATCCCTTGCCCGGCTTGCGTCTTGGAATAGCGCGGTAGCCCTTCAGACGCACGGATAACGGGATTGCGTGCCGCTTCCACGGAACCTTGTACCAAGCGGGTTAATTCGTCGGCGGTCAATCCCATGTTCTTAAAAAGCGGGATGTGCTCACGCAACCAAGCCCGGATGTCCGCCATGATGCGCGCCAATGTCCCTAACGTGGGATTCTTCTCGGCGAAGTAACCCAAGGCTTCTTCCAGCACCAGACTGGCAGGGGTGTCTTTCGGCACAGCCTCCAAGGCTTCGCGCACGCGGGCATCGGTCTTGGACAGGCGTTCAACCTCGCGCAATACCTGCGCGTACTTCTCGCTACCTAGCGTGCGCTCCAAGCCATAGTGCACCCCGATCTCGTGGGCGATCAGCCCCGTGGGGTCTTTCACTTCTTCTGGCGTCAGGCGATCACGGATAACGTAGACCGCGCCGTCCTCGGGGACATACACCGCCTTGGCATCCGCAGGCAAGCCTTCGAGTTCCTCCGCACGCACCTCTTCGATCAACCCGTTCTTTTTGAACTCTTGGTAACGTGCGTGCTGGATTTCTGCAAAACCGGTATCGCCCGTCTTGCCTTTGGAAAATCGGGCAATCTGATTGCCTTCCCCTCCCGTGTGCAGACGCCGCACCTGCGGCACGCGCCTTGCACCTACACGGCTTTCGCCTGCTTGCTGTGTACCGACCCGCTCGCCCGGCATACGGGGGCGCGGCGTATTCAGCCTTGCAGTCGTGTCTATCGAATCAAACGTAGGCAACACCTTTTCCACAGGGAAGTCCGCAATATCCGTGCTCAACCACCCCGCCTCGCGCTTGCCGCCAGACATCCCAAAGACATACGCATGCTCAAGCCCGGATTGCAGCGAAGTCTCGACGTTGCGCGCTGCGTTATCAATCATCGCGTCGGCCACCATATCAAGCCTGCCCGCTTCGCGCCTTGCGGCACGCACGGCCATGACCCCACCCAATGCCCCCAACCCGGCACCAAACATGCCTTGGAATGCCATGTCGCCCCATGAGAAATCCTGGTTATCGGCGTAGCGGATGAACTCGCCTGCCACGATGTTCTCGGCAGCACCCGATAAAGCCGCGCTCCCGGCACGGGACGCCCTTGCTGCGTTCATCGCAACGTCAGACGCAGCGGCAACCTTGGTCAGGTTTTCCGCAACATCTGCGGATACCCCCGCTGGTGCCGCTGCACTACGGGCGCGTGCCACGGCTCCTGCCATGCGCGCACTGGCGACTGCCGCACCTGCCCCCATAGACGCCACGATGGCAACGGGGTCAGCCATACCGCCCACGAAACTTGCCGCCGTATTCCCCCAAGCCTGCAAGCCCCGCGTATTGCCCATGCGCTCAAACAAGTCCCGGCGCTCGGCGGCAATGTCCAGCCGCCGTTCAAAGTCCTCTTGATTGCGGGCATCCTTGACGTAATTCGTCAAATTGTCATGGGGCAGAATCCCGGCTTTGCCCATCGCGTTGAATTGCTCGTCCTTGATGTCAAAGTTCGGGTCAACCGTGCCGCGCTGGAACCAGTCATAGATGCGGCATGTGACGTTCTGCTGGACGCCGTCCCACGCGGATTCCCCCACCCCTGCCCAATTCAATCCTGCTGCAACTTGGTCAGCCGAGTGCAGGGCAGCGGCTTGGTGGTAGGCGTTATCCGTCGTCCAAATTTGATCTATGTGTGACGTGTCGCTAATGTCCGGCAGATTACCGTCGGTCATGAATGCCGCCGTGCGTGCCTGCTGGCGGATGAACGGGGGCAGGTTCTGGGTTTCGGCGTACACCTGCGCCAGCGTCGTCCCCGTGCGTGGCGTCCCGCCTTCTACCAAGGTCTCGAAGAACTGTGCGTTGAACACGCGCCCGTTCCCCTCTTGCTTGGAGATGGCCGTGCCAAGTTTCGCCAGCGTGCCGGGGTCTTGCATGTCCAGCGGGGTATCCGGGGCAACGCCAAGGTGCGCGGCCACCGCGTTAACGTAGGCTCCCGTATCGTTCTCGTTGGGTGGTGCCCATCGTCCAATGATGCCTGCTACCGTATTCAAGCCGTGCTTGCGGTGATAAGCGTCAAGGTTCTTCAAGAGCGCACGTCCCCCGGCTTCGGGGGAAGCGTAACGACCAAAGCCGCGCTCGCCTTCTTCTTCTCCGACAAAGCCCGCGCCATAGCGGATATTGCCGGGGTTATTCTGTCGGATGCCAATGGGTTCCATTTACTCTCCTACTTGCACAGCGTTAGGGTTGGAAGGTGTCGCAAGGGTTTGTCGGTACACACGCTGTCGCACTCGCGTTTTCCCACCGTCCCTGTAGTCGGGGTGCGCCATGTTGTGCTTCATCTGTTCCAGCACCTGCTCCGGCGTGACCCGTACCATGACCGGGGGTGCATCACGCGCTTCGTCGTAATAGAACACCATCAAAGCACCGCCCGATAACTGCTCGCCGCCCACGGCGCGGTAGTCACCCAGACGAAAGCGCCGCATGTCGGGCTTGTGCGGGCTACCGATGCTGTCCACGCCCACCTTGTTGCGTGCGTCAACCGATGCCCGCACATTGGCCGTCAAGGTATCGCGCAGCACGTCACGCACGGCGTTCTGGTACAGCTTGCTGGATTGGCTGACAGGGAACTGCGCCAGTTGCTGCACACCTGCATACAACGATTGTGCGCCGGGCAGGAAGCCGTTTCTGGGGATGATGGTTCCGTCCACAAAATCCACCTGCTGTGGGTCGCCGTACTGCTTGGCGAAAGCCAGCTTGGCGGCTTCCTCGGCAGACAGTCCGGGCTGTGCCTTGCGGTATCTGGCGACCCACGGGGCAAGGTTCTGTGCAATCCAGCCTCTGGAAGCGTCGTTCAGATCGTAGGGTTCCAGCGCTCCCTCGCTGAACCACTTGTGGGCTTCCGCTTTCACGTAGCGTTGTGCCGCCTTGATGTCTTCGGCGTCCGTATGTGCGCCCCATCCCTCCTTGATCAACTGCCGGGCGGCTGTGACAGACGCCTCGTTGCTCCAATCCGCGCCTGACTTCAAAAAGGCGATGACCTTGGCGGCATCGTCCGCACCGACATAGTTCGCCAAGGCTCTGACGCCGCCACCGCGCACGGACAGAAGCGATTGCATCCACCGCAAGGATTGCTGCTGGCGGGGTGTAATGTCTCCCCCTGTGCTGAATAGCGCCTGCACGTCTGCACGTAATTGCGATTCCAGGGACGGGATACGCAACTTGGATTCGCCTGATACTTGCGCAAGCTTGGTAATCCCGTTCATGTCCAAGCGCTCGGGGTCTGCCTCAATGGACAGGCGCACCTTTTCCATCTCGTTGCGAGCGTTGACCTCGGACACGCCGGGGGCTAAGACAGCGGGGTCTCCCAGATTGTAGGCATTCAGGATATTGGCTTGCTGCGCCTCGTCGTTCAGCAAACCTTGTTGCCCCATCGCATAAGCGTGTGCCATTTTTTCCTGTGCAATCAGCGCTTGCTGAATCAAGTGGGCACGTTCCTTGTTATCGATGATGTCCAGATCGGAGCCAGTCTGCGCCTTGTAGCGAGCGTTAAAGGAATCGATGGCCGTGTGTACCGCCTGCTCATCCCCAAAGAAAGCACCTTGTGTTACCGCCAGTGCGAACTTGCCCCGGTCGGTCATGATGTCCACCAATGCCGGGCTATGCTGCTGCGCCCGCGCCGACCAAAGTTCTTCGCTTTTTTCCAGCGCCATGCGGGCTTCTGGGGGGATTGCCTGCCATACATCGGGGTCACGCTTCATGGCGTCATAGGCCGCGAAGTTCCCGTTTTGTAGTTGGGTCTGCGCCGCCAGCGTCATGTACTTGCCGTAGTGTCCGTCATCCATCCCGGCAGGTCGCATCAATCCGGCTTTGAACTTGTCGAACTCGACCTGCATTTGCTTGGGGTCAGAGAAGTTCATCTGGGCATTCATGGTCTGTTGCAGCAAGCTACCGTTAGCCACTTGCATGTTCACGAACTTGTTGCCCATGTCCTCCTGCTGCCAAGCATAGTGCTGCTTCATGTGCGTATCGAGCAGGGTCGGCCATTGCTCGGACAATTTCTGCTGCACCAGTCCGTCTACCGTGGGGTCGCCTGTACTGCCAATACGGATGGCTTGCTCCACCATGTACTGCCGCATGGCGTCGGGGTGCTGCTTGCGCAATTCCGGCATCGCCGCCATAGCCTCGCTTTGGGCTTGCGAGATCGCCGTCATTGCCGTCAAGGCTTGTGCGCCCTGCACCGTGGCCGATGGCCCGAAAATGCGTGTGTACCAAGGCTGTTCGCGGTGTATGTCCTGTAGGGCTTTGCCCTGCACGACCTGGGACATCCCGTCAAAATACGCCCGCCGTTGTTGCTCTTCAATATAAGGAGCCAGCGCGCCACCCACCAGCTTGCCGATTGCCTCGATAGCCTTCACCGGCATATCGGCGGCTCCTTGGAAGTCCCCTCCGGGGGCAAGCCCCGGCGTGGCATGCGATACGCCTCTGCTGGTGCCGCCTTGCAGGGTAATCTGTACGCCGTGGGTCACGGGCGCGGGCTGTTGCAGCACCACCCCATTGTCTGTCAGTGCGAATGAATCCGCCATATGCCTCCTGATAGGTTAGAAACTCCAATTCCCGCCGTGGCTCGGATAATTGCCCGATGACGAAAGGGGATTCAGATGCGTAATTGGCGCAGGGCTTGACCTGCCACTCGATGCAAAGCTGGTGTACAAGTTCCCAAGCCCCTTACCAAGAAGCCCGGCAATATCACCGAACAATTGCCCTTTACTCGTATCTGCCCGGAACGGGGGCTGTACCAAAGGTGCCGTATCGATGCCGTAATCCACGGCGGCGAACTCTTGGCCTTGGTCTACCGACATCACCATGTTGCTCACCAAGCCCGCACGCTGTGCCAGCATGTCGTAGGTCTGATACTGCATGTTCTGTTCGTTCGTGGTGGCTTGGCGCGCCTGCGCAAGCTGCAAAGTCTGGTGCAGCATGGCGGACGACGTTCCGCCCGCCCCGGACGCCACCGTCGCCGCACGCACCGCACCGAGTTGTTCGGCGGCGGTAATACGCTGATTCAAACTCCCCTTGGTGGCTTGGTCTTGTAGGCGGACAAGGTTAGTATTAAGCGCGTTGATGGCTTCGCCACCCTCGCGCATCTTGCTTTGATTACCGATGGTGCGCGTAAAATTGGACAGGCTTGCTTGGGCTGTCGCAAAGGCATTGCTACCCTTGCGTACCCGGTTGCTCCCATCCGCGTTCGCCTGTCCGACGATGTTCTGTGCACGGGCATTGGCCTCATCCACAATCCGCTGCGCCCGTATCGCATTCTTCTGTGCCGACGAGCCAAACAAGGAACCGAGCAAACTAAACCCGGTTCCGATCACTGCTCCCCACATGCTTATACCCTCCGTGAATTAAGGAACCACTGCCCTGCCCACTCAAGGCTCGTGATCGCTAACGGAAGCCATAGCCGGGATGTAATTTCAATCGTGTGCTCCGTGTTCGAGCGGCCTGCCGGTACGGACAGCGTTGCGTTATGAACGGGCTGATACCCGACCAGATTGCCGGAATGCCCCACCATGCGCCCATTGAACGTCAGGATGTGCTTGCGTCCTTGGGGCGAATGCAGATACGCATCAAACCCACCTGTTTCCGCCACAGACAACAAGTAGCGCGATACGGTTAACCTGCCGTTGACGACTGCCTTCTCGTTGCGGTCACGCACGAATGGTGGAGTGAACTCGACACGCGATTCAAACGGAGCCCCCACAAACGCGGCAGCACGCTCCTGCGCATCCCACAGCCCCCACAGGGTATCGAACTCCCCTGTGTCTCCTCCTAACCACGCATACGGGCTGGTATCCGCCAGCGCCACACACCCGCTTGGGATGAACGGCACGTTGTCGCTACGCAAGGTTCCCGTGTTCGCCATGAACTCCGTGGCGGAACGTTGCATGTCCAGATACGGACGAACGGCGGTGCCACCGTCCAGTGCGAACTGTTCGCACGCCACCCAAGTATCCGCGCCGTCGTGGCGCAAGGTGTACACCAAGACGTGGGATTCGTAACTGGCTACCCCGATGATGCGGCCTACTGGCTCCACCCATTCCCACCGTGACCACGAATCCCAAGCCCGTGTCTGGGTGCCGGGCTGATCTAGAAAGAAGTAGAGGTACAGTCCGAAATCGTAACCGTCCGTGCGCACGACCAAGGCTCCCGGAGAAGCGATTGCCGCCATCTCAATAGGAATCCCGCGGATATACCGCGCCAATTGTTGGGATACACAGTACGTCTCCGGGGTGTCTTGAAACAGCCCTAACTGGAATTGGTTAATCCTGCCGGTATAGGGGGACGTACCGCCTTGGTTCTTGGCGTCCTCGAACTTGCCGTAATACAACAGGTTTCCGACGACCACGGGCTGTGCCATGTCGGCGTCGGTTTCGTTCCCCGTTACCGTCACCCCTGCGGTCTTGGGCGACAATAGGGCGCGCCCAGATACGACGTACTGCTTGCGCTGCCCGAACATGAACAAGTCCTTGGCATACGTCACACTGCGGGAAATCACGTCGTCCTCGGCACCGAGCGCATACATTTCAATCGGGTCATCATCCTTGACCGTCAGCTTGGACTGGCGGAACCAATTGAAGTAATCCCCCACACGCGACATAAAAATCGTGCCATTGGCAACGATCACAAGCCTGTCCATGAACACCGTAAGCAAGGTGATGCGCCGCCCAAAGAAGTACGGTATGGCTCCAATGGCGTCCTTGTCACCACACACGCTCGACGCATAGCCCGGTACGTCCTTGCCCAACAGGGTAGACAATTCCCCCGGAGAACTCCCCAGATAGAACGTGCTGCCATCCGCGCTCACCGAACCTAGCGCAAAGACCTGTCCCGGTGCGATGATCTGGGCAGCGCCTTCTTTCCAGACCACCGTCTGGAAGTCATTGCTTCCTCCCGTGTCGGCGTGCGCCACCATGTAGTACGGCTCTGCCGCATTCTTGGGACGAATGAGTACCACCTTGCCGGGCTTGTGCACAGCGGATAATTTGGCCGGGTCGTCCAACTCATCGGCCACACCACGAAATGCCGTACCATCCCCGCTGTCATTGGCCGAGATGGCCTTTGTATTACTCAGCGCAATCGTTCCGCCAATACGCACCGCGTCCGTGAAGCCCTGATCGGCAAGCCCGTCTACCAGTTTCTGGGCAATGTTTTGCGGTGTAATAGACGCTGCCGCCTCGCCTAACCAAGCGTTGACCGCCGAGTTGTATTCATTGACCTTATCGTTAACCTGCTTTTGGTAGTTCGGATTGCCCTCGAATACAATGTCCGAGGTGTCCAACAACTCGGGATAACTGGATGCCAGCGTCGTGTAAGACACCGTTAGCACCTCGCCCGTGTCGGCGCGCTCCACTTTCAATGTGTAGGTGCGGCTGTAGGCTCCCACCTTGACTTCGGCCACGGCGTACTGGCTCGTGCCGCTGCGCTGGTCAATCTCGCTGTACCCCGCCCCAAGGATATTGGACGCCATGATGACGTACTGCCCTACCGTGGTGATCGCACTCACGCCGCCAAACAGCCACGGTTCCAGGTCTGTCGTATCTCCGTAAACGACATCCAAGAACTGTCCCGTGGCCTTGTTCAGCACGAAGCAAAAGGGCAGGGTGTCGGTTTCCTCGCGGCTTCTCGACATGTAGATGATGCTGTGCTCGACACCTTCCAAAAAGAAGCTGTACTCCCGGTAGCCCCTTGCGTACTCGCGCTGTACAGCGGATAGATCACCCAATCCGGGCAGGCGCTTTTCATCCAGCGTCACCGAGCCGTGCCTGCGCGACTTCCCCCGCACGGGACTGTCTACCATGTTCACCATCTCGGAAGATTGTCCGGGCAAGCGGTCGGCCATGACTTGCTCGCTTACCCCACGGGTCACACTGTCGTAGCTTCCTGATACTTTCCCCATTCAACCTCCTACCAAGCACGATGGCGGTAGCGCGTCATCGGGCGAATGTGGCGCATTTGCAATTGCACGCTCGGGTTATGGAACATATTGGCCTTGATCTGGCGGATATGCTCGGCACGCAAGGTGCTGAATACCTGCTGATAGGCCAGCATCAAGCGTCCGAATTTGTCTCCGTCCGCGTCGTACGCGCTCTGGAAATCCAGCACGGTACGCGCCGCGATCAAGTGACTTGCCAGCATGGGCAAGTCCTCAAAGGGAATCTCGCGCACAAGCTCTACCCGCACGGGGTTGGCAAACTCATAGGTAGCCTGGAACCGGTCGTACAGCCTGCGACCGCGCAGCACGTAAGCCGTACCGTCGTCGTTGGGATTGACGTTGATCGCGTCATCCGGCACATAAATAAAATGGGATAAAGCGTCAGGGTGCAGGGTGACAAGGTCGGTGTTGAACCACCATCCCTTGGCCTGCTCCTGCGTATTCGTGGTGTTCATGGTCAGCAACGCAGCGGACACGAACGGATGATCGGCATCCACGGCGTTCAATGGCGTCTCACCCATAGAAGCCAGACACTGATTGACCACATCTAATTGGGTCAGGCGCATTGGAACTCCTTTGCGAAAAACCCCGACACCAATACGGCGTCGGGGAAAGTGGGGGTTACTTGGCTTTGAGCACCCCGGCAAACGCCGGGTTATTCGGGGTCACACCAAAGGACAGGTAGGCGTCGATGAAGTAGCCTTTCAAGCGTTGATCCCAGAACACGTCGGTCGTCAACGGAATCGTCTCGCCCGCCAGCAAAGCACGCGGCGAGAACACCGCAGCAACGGTCTTGGTGAAATTGCCGTCATAGGCGTTGCTGTTACCCGCGTTGGACAAACGATGGTTCGTGATATTCGTCGTCGGCAAGTTATTGCTGGTGACGATAGGCACGCCGTACACGCGCAAGTAGTGCGTCTGGATGCTGTTGCCTTCGCTGGTAATAAAGGCGCGGTCAATCATCCGGTCGTTCTTGAGCAGGGTGTAATAGGCGTCGGGATGAACAACCACCACCAGATCATCGTTGATCGGGCTAATGTCCTTCTTCTCCATATCGGTGAAGATTTGCCCGAGGTAGTCTTCCAGTGCCGCAGGGTCGTTTTCTTGTCCAGTGGCAGCAAAGGTCTTGACCGTGCCGGGCTTCCAACCGTCAGGGTAGGTCGCCATATTGGTGATCTGCGCCGCCTTGAGTGCTTGAATCAAGAAGGCTTGGTCATAGAATTTGGCAATTTCCTTGCCGTGCTCTTTGCCGATTTCCTCACGAGCGTTGTAGCTGTTCTGGAACTCATCGATCATCGGCACAAAGTTACGCGCCGCAACCACCGTGTCCACGGTCAGCTTGATCTTGGCGGCCTGGTTCACCGTGCCGTCCAGTTCAGTCCCCGGCGTGAGGACTTGCAGCGTCGATGCACCGAATTGATAGCTGCTGATCGTGGAAGTGCCGCGCACAGGACGCACGGGAATGTAGTCGCGCATGATGGACTTGCGCGCAATGGTGCTTTCGACAACCCCCGTGTACTCTTCAATGTGAAGCGCCATCGGGTTCGTCGCTGCGGGCGCAGAACCGATTTGCGGGTTGTTGCCGACTTGTAGATTAGCGCCGGGGCGCGTGATGTTGGTAACGCTGATAGCCATATAGCTCCTTGTTTGTTCTCGGGGGCGCGTACCGCCCCACTTAGGTCTCTAGAGACACCGTGCAGGAATGTGCTGTGTCTTCTAGGACGCCGAAATGAAAAGGGTTGCCAGGGCGGT